TGGGTCTGCCGGTTACTCGGCAAGCTCGATAACGATCACTGCCTCAAATCCATTGAACCGGATCGGGGCAAGCCGTGGTCACCCCCTTCTCCTTCTTGAGAGTTGAATATGCCTTCTGAAATCAAACTCGCCGGGACATTGGCCAGTGTTGGCTTTGTCGTGGCCTTTGCCAAGATGCTGCTTGACCCTGAACCGTTGACCTGGCGTACCGTGGTGGGTCGTGCGGTACTGTCCGGTGTATTGGGTGTGGCTGCCGGAGCCATCGTGATCTTTGTCCCCGAAGTCACGTTTATGGGTCAAGTCGCGTTGGCCTGCATCCTGACCTCCCTTGGCGAATCCGCCCTCACCCCCTTCCTCACCCGGATTACCGGTAAATGAAACGTGCCTCCGTTGATACCATTGGCGTCATTCACAGCAAGCTGGCGAAGGTGTTTATTGAAGCATTGGATACCGTAGACCCCGCCGAGCGCGGGGCAGCGGCCATCCTCAATGTGATCCGCCAATTCGTCAAGGATAACGGCGTCGATGCCCTTCCCGCGCCTGGCTCCCCGTTGGGCAATCTCGCTGACAAGGTGGCCGATTTTCCCTTTGATCCGTCCACAGAGATGACGGTGAATTGATGGGCTCGCCCGCAACACCCGGCCAGCATCCGTTTACCTCCTTCAAAAACTTCGCGTGGTACATCTGGAAAGAGTTGGGCTTACCGCCCCCGACACCCATCCAGTACGACATTGCCGACTTCCTGCAAAGCGGGCCCCGCCGCCGGGTCATCATGGCCTATCGCGGCGTGGGCAAATCATGGCTCACCGCCGCCTACGCCTGCTGGCTGTTATGGAAAGACCCCCAGCACAAGATCATGGTGGTCTCGGCGAGCAAGGAGCGTGCGGATGCGTTCTCTGTGTTTGTGAAGCGGCTGATTGATACCATGCCGGAGCTTCAGCACCTTCGCTCCCGGTCTGAACAACGTACTTCAAACCTTGCCTTCGACGTCGGGCCAGCGTTGCCCGACCAATCACCGTCCGTGAAGTCGGTGGGCATTACCGGCCAACTGACCGGCTCCCGCGCCGACACCATCATTGCCGACGATGTGGAAACACCGAAAGGCGTCCAGACCGTGGTGCAGCGGGAGAAGCTGGCCGAGCTTATCAAGGAATTGGATGCGGTGCTCAAGCCGGGCGGCGAGATCATTTACCTTGGCACCCCGCAGACCGAGGAATCGCTGTACAACAAGCTGCCTGAACGTGGCTACAGCATCCGCATCTGGCCTGCCCGGTATCCCAGGGATAGCAAACACCGCGCCGTCTATGGCGACCGGCTGGCTCCGCTGATTGCCGATGCGTATGACGCCAACCCCAGGCTGGCGTGGCAGAACTGCGAGGCCATCCGCTTTACCGATGATGATCTCATGGAGCGAGAGGCCAGCTATGGTCGATCCGGATTCATGCTGCAATTCATGCTCGATGCCTCACTGGCCGACAGCGAGCGCTACCCGCTGAAACTGTCCGACCTGATTGTGATGGACATTGACCGCGAGGTCGCGCCCATCCGGGTTGTCTATAGTTCCGGCCCTGAATACATCGTCCCTGAACTCCCCTCTGTCGGCTTCACCGGCGATCGCCTGTACCGCCCGATGTATGTTGCGCCCGAGATGGAAGCCTACACCGGCAAGGTGATGGCAATTGACCCGTCAGGCCGTGGCGGTGATGAAACCGGCTACGCCGTGATTGGCATGCTGCGAGGCATGATGCATTGCCGAAGGGCAGGTGCGACCAAGGGCGGCTACGACGATGAGACCCTGGAAACCCTGGCGCATATTGCCAGAGCCGAGCAGGTCAATACGGTCGTGATCGAGTCCAACTTTGGCGACGGCATGTTTCAGAAGATGCTGTCCGGCGTGCTGGCGCGGATTTACCCGTGCTCGATTGAGGAAGTCAAACACTATGGCGCGTCCAAAGAGAACCGCATCATTGACGCTTTGGAGCCGGTGCTGAACCAGCATCGCTTGGTCATGGATGCCACTGTTCTACGGGCTGACCAGAAGTCCGACCAGCGCTATCAATTGTTCTACCAACTGACCCGCATCACCCGCGACCGGGGAGCCCTGCGCCATGACGACCGGCTTGAGGCGCTTTCGATGGCGGTGAAGTTCTGGGCGGATCAACTGGCGCGTGATGTGAGCCAGGAGGAAGACCGCTATCAGGAGGAATTACTGGATCAGCAATATCAGGATTTTATCCAGTCCGTCCTTGGGCGCTCGCCCGTTCCCGACAACTATCTTGAGGTTTTATGAACACACCCCCCTTGGCCGATGTTCGAGACCAGATCATCCCGGCAGCCGCATCCCTGCTCCCGACCATTCCGTTCACTCCCGAAGCCAATGTCATGCTGCTCGCCATCGGGTTACAGGAATCGCGGTTTGTCCACCGCAAGCAGATCAAAGGCCCCGCAAGGGGCTTTTGGCAATTTGAGGCAGGTGGAGGAACCAGAGGCGTACTGACCCATCCAAGAACACAGCGGCTGGCACAAGACCTCGCCGACCACCGGGTACAGACGACCAACATCCTCCCGGTCAATGCCGCCCTGGCCGAGGATGATGTACTCGCCTGCTGCTTCGCACGACTGCTCCTTTGGACAGACCCCACCTCCCTACCGAGGCTTGGCGAGGTCGAAAGGGCATGGCATTGTTACCTCCGCAATTGGCGTCCAGGGAAGCCGCACAGGGAAACGTGGGAAATCATGCACGGATGGGCATTGAAGCTGATGACCGAGGATATTTAACGCAATGACAACAAAATAATTTGACAAATGTTCAAATTTGAGCACTACGTCACACAAATTTATCAGGCTAATTTCGTCATTTTCAAAAGGCAAATGAACGGAGTTCACAGTTTTGAGCGTTATCCAAATACCTTTGTTATTTATCAATGGTTTACGTTGCGCAAAAAATGTCTTGATTCAGCATTTGTTCAGCAAAAAAGCACGTTGTTGCATTCAATTCTTGATTACCCCCCCCTTTTTATTTGACTAATATCCGCATTTATGGGGGTAATTAGGGGGCTTGACAGGGGGGGCTATAATAAAACCACACACAGGGTGTATGGATTTAAATTTACTTCCGTTATCTGCTACCGCAGATACAAATCAAAAGCAACGACACACATCAAACAAGACCACACATCAAAAGCACATCGCATGAACGGATGTGATGATGCTCTTGAAGAGGCGACGATGAAGGAGCCTCTCCCTGACGGTCGAGGCTCCTTACATTGACCATCCATCCTTCATCCTCAATTGTCGATGGCGGTCTGACGACCGCCATCTTCATACGACCTACAGATCAGGATCAACAATTATTGTAGACACGGTAATGATGAAGATCATCATCAATTGTTGTGGCTACAATTATGATCCTGTTGATGGTCAGGTCGAAGCCGCGATAGCGGCTTCTCCCGAGAAGTTACAGCAACTTTCCTGTCACTCCCTGAATGGGGGAGCACCCCCACCCAAAGGGGGGTGCTCCCTTTCAGCCTGACACAGGTGGATGGACTGATGCAAGTCACGCAAGCAGGGGAACGTGGGGATGGCCTGTCGGCCATCATCATTCATCCACACGATCAGGATCCACAATTACCGTAGACACGGAAATCAAGGAATCGATGAATTGCTCTGTTGGTCTTCCCATCAACGCCCCAATACTATCAAATACTGATTCGGTCTTACGACCGAAGGCGAAGCTATGGTCATTCTAATGAATGATGGATTGATCTGATATGGGCTGTTGGTCGTCCCGACAAGCGCTCCCGCGCTTGGAGGATAAACAGGATGGTCGGCCACCCTCCCTCCCTCCTGCCTTGGCATGTGGTGTAGTATTAAGTGATCGTGGTCTTGAGGGAGAAGCTGTCGATCATCCTCATTCCTCCTGAATCGCCTTGTATGGTCGTATAAGAACGATCTGGCATGAGCGCTACCTACGTAGCAGACAGTTACCAGAAGCGCCATGCAGCGCCATACAGAAGGATTTAGGGGGATGGTCTTGATATTAAGGATGGTCAGCCCAAAAGATTTGCTGAAAATTTGGGAGGCCAAAAGATTTGCTGAAAATTTGGGAGGCCAAAAGATTTGCTGAAAATTTGGGATGCCAAAAGATTTACTGAAAATTTGGGATGCCAAAAGATTTACTGAAAATTTGGGAGGGGGTATCTAATGGATTGGATGCACGCGCGACCCCCCTATAGGGTGTCGTGTGTACACGCGGGTTTCTCATTTCGCGCACCCGCAATTTTTAAAGGTGTCGTGGTCAATTTTCAGCATCAATCCTGATGATCGGTCACTGAATCTGCCACCGCTGCGAGCTATGTTGTTGATTTCATTGGATGTAAATTGGATTGAGTATCAGATTGCCAGAGTTGCCCCCGCTTTCTGCTGTCTGTATCATGACCCCATGCCCTTCCGACTGAATTACTAAACCCGTCAGTTCAATATTAATTATTAAACTCAAAAGTTCATTAATTCGGAGTGACCTGTTTTGTCTCCCGTGTCTTCCATGTCATACAGCCCCATCACTCCAAACGCATCTAAATCGCTCTGTAACGCGCTCTAAGCGCGACCTGGCGATGACCCGCTACCTACCTACCGGAAACTTATATGACCGCCGTAACCCTTGATACGATGAAGATCGTAGAAACACTCGAAAACGCAGGTTTTGAGCGAGAGAAAGCCTCTGCCGTTGCTGCTGTAGTCCGTGATGCCCAGATCAACGCCAGTACAGACGTAGCAACCAAAGGCGATATTGCCCTGCTGCGCCAAGAGATGGAAACATGGGCTAACAAGATTGTCATACGGATCGGCGGTCTCTTCATTGCCGTGATGGCAGCGGTTGAAGTCATTAACCGCGTCTGGCCGAAAGTGTGAACATGAAAACCATTGAAGAAATCCGTCTCGAAAACCTCAAGACGCTGTGTAGTCAATTCAAGTCGCAGAGGCAGTTTGCGTTGCATTTGGGGAAGACGGCGCAACAGGTTAGCCAGCTACTCGGAAAAGGAAATGCACGGGGGGTAGGGAGCGCTATAGCTAGAGAGATTGAGGAGAAATGCGGAAAGCCGCGCGGATGGTTAGACCACAATCATGCTGATTTTCCTGTTGAATCAAGTAATTACGTGTTTCCAATGATCGAAGGCTGAATGAAAGCTGAATAAGCAAATAAAAATA